TTACACCGTCTCACTATCCTGAGCCACACCAACACTATCCTCAAACTTATCCAACAAAGCACGCACCTCATCAGTCGATTTCGTACTCATCAATTGATTTCTCAATTCAGCAGCTCCAGGGAAGCCTTTTACATAAATTTTGAAGAAGCGGTGAAGCCCTGTGATTGAGCGTGGCAGTACTTCTGCATATTGATCTTGAAGATCAAGTTGTAGTCTTAAAAGATCTAGATGTTCTTTACTGCTATGCTCTCTTGGCTCTTTTTCAAACGCAAATGGATTTTTGAAGATGCCTCTTCCGATCATTACGCCATCAATGCCGTATTTTTCAGCAAGTTCCAGCCCCATTTTACGATCAAGGATGTCTCCATTGATTGTTATTAACGTATTTGGCGCAATACGGTCACGTAATTTTTTTATTTCCGGAATTAGTTCCCAGTGCGCATCTACTTGGCTCATTTCTTCTCTTGTGCGTAAATGAATAGAAAGGTTCGCAATATCTTGTTTGAAGATGTGCGTTAACCAATCTTCCCACTCGCTTAACTCTTTAAAGCCAAGTCTTGTTTTTACGCTGACAGGTAGTCCGCCCGCTTTTGCTGCTTGAATAAGTTCTGCTGCAACGTCTGGACGTAGAATAAGGCCACTACCTTTCCCTCTTGATGCTACATTCGGTACTGGGCAACCCATATTAATATCGATGCCTTTAAATCCTAGTTCTGCCATACCGATACTCATTTGACGGAAGTATTCGGGATTGTCTCCCCAAATATGTGCTACCATCGGTTGTTCATCTTCTGTAAAAATTAAACGGCCACGTACACTTTTCATACCTTCTGGATGGCAATAGCTATCCGAGTTTGTAAACTCTGTGAAGAATACGTCCGGACGACCAGCTTCACTTACTACGTGACGGAAAACAACGTCTGTCACATCTTCCATTGGTGCAAGTACGAAAAATGGTCGTGGTAATTCACGCCAAAAATTATCTATCATTTCAAATTCAAATCCTCTCACTATGAATACAATTTCAAAATCTAAATTTATAATTTGTGAAAATCAGCAATATTTATTTTAACTAAAATCGCTTATGAATGGTATTTTTGTAAACCAAAAAGCAGGTGGTATAGATTTTTTCTATATCAACTGCTTTCCTATTATACTAACTTAAGCCAAGCCACACACTCCACATGCGTCGTATAAAGTATATCATATCTTTTGGTGTACCCTATATTACTATAGTGCATTCTCTTGCAAAGAAAATAAATCCAAATATCTTCTTTTTGTTTTGAATGAATTTAATTTATTTTAAGTGTGTGGTCATTTTTGTGGTCAGTGGTCAAGTAAAACATTACTTTTCATACACTCTATAAATTGATATGATTTACTTATTTTAAAGGGGACGGTTATATGAAGGTTGTTCGATCTATTTTCAATGCATATCGCATATTCGGTAAAATTTTAAAACCTATTCTACGCGCGTTGACTAAAAAGTAATCTTTTTTATAAACTTTCTGGATGTAAACACAAAAAATCCGCCTCAAAAGAGATGGATTCTTCACGCTATAAAAAAATATTCAAAGGAAGTAATCTGAATATACTTTATTTTCATCTAACAGTCAATATCCGTTCTATCCTTCATTGCTATTGCGTATACTGTTTATGCGACTGGAAAGTTACTATATAAAGCGCCTTTACCTGGAGTGAAGGTGCTTTTTTGTTCTATTTCAGATTCATTGACCATATACATGTATTGCCGACTCCGTAAAATGTTTTAATAAGCGATGGAGCATTCTCTCCCAACCTGAGATTGCTCTCTTTTTCATTGATTGCATATTCCCATGCATTGTTCCATACACTTATACTACATGAGGAAAACATCAACGATTTTCTTCACCCCAAAGAGCACCTTCTACTCCGAAGGTGCTCTTTATTTCTAGAAAGTACAAAGAATCCACCTCAAAAAAGAGATGGATTCTTCATTGTGCACTAGATAGAAATCAAAGAACTTATTTCAAATATAATACATTTACAATTTTCAGTCAATAACAAGTTCTATCTTTCAATACTATTGGATATACTGTAAATGTCATCTAGAGAATCACCACGTGAGGACACCTTCAACTAGGAAAGGTGTCCTCTATTTTTTCTTACCAATTCATTTTATAACTCTTTGTAACAAGCAGCTTCATTACTTTCTATCCCTCATGACTCTTTGTTTTTATTTTTTGTATGTGCAACACTACATACAATCAAAATAATTACTGATACCATACAAACACTTAATAATGCAGGGAAATATGCTGGCGGTGGTTGCTCTGGATTTTTATATAAGTTATATGATGTGTATATTAAAAGGATTGCTATTACAACAGTAATTATTCTAAATCCCCATAACATCTTTGCAAACAATGTCACACACCTCGCCTACTTTAATTTTCCACCCCCTATACATTTATTGAGAGCGCATATAATCATATGTGTATTGAAACTGCCATACTACCCACTGTTCTGTATAATATATTTTCACACCATCGCCATAAGAGTTGTAATAACCTACAGTAGCTGATGCAATACCTAGAGTAGCCGCAATAAGTCCACCTGCAATACCAGCTGGGACTATTGGTGATAAAATAGCTGCAACGGCTGCTGCAACACCTGATTTAATACCTAATGCATAACTTAACTCATTTGCTTCACATGAATTTAAATACACTATTTTCCCACTATTTGTTGATACAGTTTTAGATACACCACCACAAGATCCTAATGTAGATAATTTATTTTTACTAATTTTTTGATTTAATTCTATAAATCCCTCTTCAGTTTCTTTAATTAATTGGTCTGATACACCATTTTGTCTTGCTTTTTCAGAATCTACTACATATTTATTGTTTACCTTTTTCACAAACGGAAAAATAGATTGAGATTCTTTCACCATTTTGTCAATTTCTTTTGATTTAAATTTAGCTGTTACATTAGAATTAGCAACTTCAATATTGTCTGCAAATGCTACATTTAATACAGGTGATGAACACCAAGACAGAATCAACATAAAAATCATAGCAACGTACATTTTTTTCTTTAACATAACAAAACTCCCTTACTATAATTTATAAAACAAGACTAATATATCACCTACTATCCAGAATGTTAACAAAGTTTAAACTTTATCAACATTTGTACTGGATTCGCCTTCGTTTGATAAGGAAAATTGCTCTTTTTCATTTATGGTATATTTCCACATCTCAGCCCATATATTTCTATTACTTCTAGCGCTAGACATACACAAAAAGGTATGCTGGGTCACCACCTCGAAATGCCTTTTGTATATTCTCACGTATGATTACGCACACTTATACAACGCGAAGAAAACACCCACAATTTTCTTCGCTTGAAGAGCACCTTCAACTCACTCCAAAGGTGCTCTTTCTTATGTGATTCCCTACGCTTCTCTATCATTCGAGAATTCCACTTTTGCCATTCCTTTTTTCCTCGGCAAGCTTCGTCACGCCTCCTAATTCTTCGTTATTCAATTTTTTATTTTTCAATACACTTCATCTCCAAAAATTATTATAATCAAATGCAAGATATCCTATATTTTTAAAGGGGGAGAACAAATTGATTTTCAAACTATCCATTGCACTTTTATTACTACTATTAGCTGGAATTTGGCTATGTATCGGATATCACTTAAAAACTTCACTTTTATTAGGATTAGGTTTAGGAGTTATTTTCGGTGTAGTCATCCTGCTATTACCTGATATTTTGGAATGGATGATAAAAAAAGATTTAACTGAAGAAATGTTTTTTTAAACAAGGAGGCGGAAACCTCCTTGTTTCCCTATCCCCATTACCTTACAACAACATAAGCCTCATTTACCGTTATATAATACGTTTTCCCCTTACTATTATGCACTTTATACTGCGGCGAACCATCCACACTTACCTCTCCATCAATCATAAATCCTTCCCCTGCATCCACTGTTCCCGCTACAGCGCTATCCTCCCATGACGGAGAATGATAGAATCGAAGGTTATTTACTTTCGCAACCACACGTTTCCCGGTAACTGAATTTGCAGTTTCTTTTTTCTCAAATCGAATATAGTCTGGATTATAGTTCACCCACTGATCTCCACCAAGGTTTAACCATCCGTCCTTTTCAGCCCATACTTGATAGGATTCTGGTGTGTTCAGTTGACGAATGACATCATTGTTTGTTCCTGGTCCTTTTCTCAAATTCACATTGTTTCCAAGGATGTAGGCAATTCCTTGTGTTGGTATAGATGGTTCACGCGGTTGCGCTACATCCCCATCGCAGTATGCTCGCTCCACATCACTTCTAAACTGCGATTCTGATACGCCATGACTTCTCAGATATGCAATCGGGTCTTCATGATCCGTACCGCCCAAGTACTTTCTCACATCATCATGCGTCCACAATCCTTTTTCTACAGATAGATTGTTCCTTTTTAAGATGCTAGCCAGTAATCGTACATACTTTTCATAACTGCGCTTAAACTTCGCATAATCCGCAGTCTCACATAACTCGACATGCACAAATCGTTTATTGGCTACTAATCCTGCACCATATGCGATGTAGTTTGTATCCGCAATTTGGATGGTTTCATTCCAATCCACTGCGTAATGTACGAATGCACTTCTCCATGTGCGAGTTTCATAACGTTGAATGTTAATAGCCGGCGCTTCAGGCGTTGCGGTACTGTGGGCAACCACACCTTCATACGCTCCTACACCATAACGATATGGCGTTTTCGGTACATCAGGTATCAAAAGTATCCTGTCCGCAAAAGCGCTTGTAGAAAGCGAAAATAAGATGGCTATTGTTAAAAATACACTGCTTAATCGTTTCATTTCGTTTCTCCTCCAATACGAAAAGCACCACCGATTGGTGATGCTTGCTTCCCTTTGTTTTGTTATTTGTCTGTTTATTTATTCGTTTGTGCTGTTTCTTCATGGTCGCTCCAAATTCCTAAGGCGACACCTAGCGTGAAAATGTACGGTAACACTTCATCAATGAAACTCTTTGTTTCTAGCAAGCCTGCCTTCGCACAAATAAATCCCAGAAGGGAAGCAAGCGCCACCCATGTTTTCCAGTTTCGTAATCGTTTTTGGATGTTTTCTTTTGATAGGTTCATACTTATAGTCCTCCTTTTAATAAAAACGCAAGTAGAGCTGCAATCATGCCGCCTACAATACTTTTCACTAACCAATTCGTATTACTTAAGATTTTCTCAATGTTCTCTTCAATCTTCGCCACCTTACTTTCCACCACTGCCAGTCGTACCTGCATATCCTGTACATCTTGTTTTGTTTCCTCACATTCTCCGTATTGTCCCATCGATAACAACTCCTTTTCAGCCATAGAAAAAAGCCCCTAAAGAGCTTTTTTAATCCCTATTTACATGATTTTAATCACTAAACCCAATATTCCAGTTACAACTGCGCCAATGATAATCCGAAGAATCCATGTGGTATTCAAACTGATTATTTCTAATTGCTTATTAATTGTAGAAATATCTTTTTCGTTAATCGTTGTACGTGTTTCCAAATTACGAATATCTCGCATGATTTCCTTTTGTTCTGCTTTTAAACTATCGATTTTTACATATACGTCTTCCATCACATGCACGTCCTTTCCTAAAATCTACATCAAGCAATCTCTATATACTATGAGACAAGCTTCATTACGGTGCTTCTCTTTCAAACCATTTCATCTCAAAGCCGTATTTTGTTCGAAACCCAAATCTACTTATGCACACGAGTACCTCTTCCTATTCTCTTCTTCCTACAGGTACATCCCATTGATAATAATAAAACTGGAAGCACTTCTTTTGGTTTGACAAATGATATCACCGTTCCAAGCAATATTCACGGCGCATGGAGAATAGGCTGCACCACCCGTCGTATCGTACACTGCTGTAATGGTTGCCCAATAGGTAGGTTTCATAAAATCAGGCAATGAGCCGATAACCACTCCCGCATCTGTACTCCCACCTTCCACAAGCCCTCGTATATGCTTAAATCCAAACGGATCTACCCCATAAAAAAGGGAACTGCCACTACCATTGGAACGAAAGCCATTCTTAAAGTTCGTCAATCCTTGCAGGAACGTTTTGGTCGCCTCCGCCATATCCTCTACTAAACCTACTCTCTTCCCGCTATAGGAAAGCGTACCATCATCTTTTAATTGCAAATATTTCTTCGTGACAGAATGTCCAATATATACATCATTTGTTCCACTCCCGACAATCACTTGTTTCGTTTTGGATCCTGCATACAATGTCGGAACGGTCAAGTCTCCCGTCATCGTATCCCCGGCTTTTTTCACCACACTATTTGCCACAATACTGGCAGCTAGCTCTTCCATCTTTTTATTCGTCTTCAGATATTGCTCGTCTATATACGGTGTAATCTCCTTGATTTTTTGATTGGTTGCCTCAAACTGACTTTGGATATAGGGCTTTAACTCGCCTATTTTTTTATTCGCCTCATCTAGCTCTTTTCGATATCCTTTTACCCGTTCTATTGCCCCATCAAACTCAGAAATATAGTTTTCTATTTTGATATTTCCTTCTTTTACATCTCTTCGCAATTGGATCCGAATGTCTGGTGTACTCATTCGCTCTGTACTTTTTTCCATCACAAAATAAGCCGTCCAATCATCCGATGTGGAAACAGCTTGCGCCGATAAGGTATAGGCGAATACGCCATTCTTCGCATCCACGATTTGTGCATCATCCCGAATGAATAGTCCTATATGATTGGTCGCTTCATATTTCACCGCATAACCTGTTAAATCGATTGGTTGCCCCTTTTCTCTTACATACACCATCATCTTCAACCCGTTTTTATCATTTTGTCTGGAACGAATGGTTTTGGTATACACAGAATCCGCTACATCCAGCATGATTTCCTCATTTCGCATGTGTGTCTCCCTCCTTCCTGCGTTTCCCATGTCTAAGCGGTCTTCTCTGCCGTTTTTGCTTGTTTCGATGTTTTACGTTTCCTTTTAATGGTATCGGCTCTACTTTTTCGAGCCTTGCATCCGTTTTGGTTACATATTCTTGCAATGCTTTTGTGACTTGTGAAAGCATACTGTACAGTCCCACCCCAGTTTCTTCCGAATCTTTTGGGATCACCAAACCATAATGAGTAGGGATTGCCTCAGTCTTGATAGTCGGCTCTCCCTCCTTGCGCTTCATCCGTTTTTCATAGAGTGTAGGGATATCGGTTTTCAGATTATACTGTTTCAGTTCCCAATCCATAACCTTGTTCAGTAAGCTATCGGTAATTGGTCGAATGTTGGTTTTAAACGTTGCTTTCGAAGCCACTTTAAAATCCGAAGCAATCACACCTTGATAATAGGTCCCAATCGCTGTTTTCACCTGTATATATCCATTCTCCCAACTCGAATTTCGTAACATTGCATTTGGGAGCATCATGTCTGTATCCCCTCCAGAGGAAACGCCAATACTAGCTATCCACTTGTCATCACGATAAAAGCGGACCTGATCTTTTGTTTTCAACCTTATGTCACTTTGCGCATCTAACATAATCATTTTATCAGCAGAAAGTATGGCATTCCCTGTCTGCGAAAAGTATAAAGAAGCGGCATTTGCGTACCCACTTCCTTCCAGTCCTTTGGTGATGCCAATTCCACCAGACTTCACACTTGTATCTGAGAATTGGTATACCATAATAGCTCCATTTGCCCCTGTAGAGTCTGAATCTCCACCTAAAATAAGAGTAGGTTGTATTTCATTTCTACTATTTTTGTAATACCCTACAAACACCCTTGTTTTAGATGACTCATACAAGCGTATAAATTGCTTGGAGATATTGACATAGTTCACACTATCTGAAGTTCGTAATGTTGCACCTGTTATTTCTCCGCCTCGAACAAGATTCCCACTTAATGTACCCGCTGTAATAAAATCCGCCACAATTCTTCCGTCACTTGTAATAGCCGTTCCATATGGTCCATTCACACCTGTGGAGGAATACCCGAGTCCATTTAAGTTCCATTGCCAAACTTTTTTCGCAGTCTTTTCATCTTTTGTATCCATCATGAGAATACGATCTGGATAGATGCGAACATGTCCACCAAAACCAGAATTGATCAGGCTTGTCGCATTTGCTTTTGCTGCATCCAAAATAGAGCCTGGCATATTTGACAATTCTTCTTGTACCAGGTCAACCCTACCGGAAACGTCTGTAAAGGATTCTTTGAAATTACCAATCGTTATGTCCTGATACTCTTTTTTTATTGGATCATACTTATAAGCAATTACCTTCGCTTTTATATCAATGCCATCTTCTTGATGTTCAACCGTAACGGTATCCGCCATATAAACACGTTGTAAATGCTTATAATCTTTATACTCTTCCGTTTGGGATAGTTCTTGAAATGTAACGTTATACGTTGCTTTAGGCTGATCAACCTTTTGAATAACAAACATATCCTTAGCTGCCTGGCGTAATAACCTATATGCTTCTTCTAACGGAACTGCATCTTCATCGTCAGCATTTTCACCAATCGCTGCTTTAATATGTTTAAATTCAACCACTTTGATTTTAGGATGAGGATACTTATTTATAAGTAGGCTATCCACATATTTTTCAGGAAGAAATAACCCATCAAAACCTTGTGGCATGATTCTAGTTATGGGACTTTTCCAATCCACATTACCTTCATATCCTAATAAATCTTTCTTATGGCGAATCACTACTCCACGATCCATACCGCGATTTAGTAGCATCTTTACATCAAAATTATCTCGTTTTAATTCGCCACCCCAACGATTAACAAATGAATTATCTTGACTAGAATCCAATAAGGCTTCCACAGGATTTTTACGGACAATACGTGCACTGGCTATCTTTGGTACATCTGAATAAAACTGAAAAGGATGCTTGTATTGGCATCCTGCTGACATACGATTCATAGCTCCATTACCATTTGTTGTTTCAGCGAAAATATCTTCAATAAGATTTTCCGTTAAATCATAAAAGATATGGTAACATTGTGCTATAATCTCACCCATACTGACTTTAGGAGCTGCCACTCGAAATAGTTGTTCACCATCAGGAGTTGGAACTTTAATAATGCTCATTCCCTCTATTTCCAGACCACGTGGTGCAAACAATGGATAACGAAATGAAAATAAAAATAAACCGTTGAGCTCTTCCTCAACAGTTGCGTTATAAATATGTTTATCTAAAGCCCCTATACCATTGTGTGTAAAATCGGTTTCATTTGGTTTATATAAAGTAATCATTTATATCTCCACCTTGGTCGAATGGACATAAATTGAATTGTCCCTGACCAATCTATTTTATTTTCTCCGATTTGAAATATAGGAAAATCCCCTATCATTTTGTTGTTCATTGGTATTGTATCGTTGTATGCTTCTAATACTTCTGAATCTATGACAACAGAACCGCTCACATCTTTGATTTGAAAAGAGACGTCATTAATCGTTATCCGAAAAGTACCATTCCCCACAATCCACAGTTTAGGATCAGATTCCATTGTACCCGGATTATAAATAGAACCCGGTTTGGGCATCTTTAGATTGACATCCTCTGTATATTCAAAAGGATCTAAAGTGAAATCCACTTCAAATTCACCATGTTCCTCAATTTCATTTGCAATGTCTCCCATCTCAACATGCTTAATCTTTCGATGTACATCATCATCTGTAAAAAAGAGTGTTTTCCCCTGTAATAACCAAGATTTTGCACGTCTAACGAAAGGCTTAATATTCTCCTTTTCCAACATATTAAATTTCACTTTAAAAAGGACATTTTCATATGCCCCTTTCTTCGTAAGTGAACCATGTCGTCCTGATATTTCTATAAATTCTACCTTTTGTTTTGCGGTTGGAATTACTGGACGACCTACTAAACCTAATCCGTAACTACTTGCCAATTCATTATCGATTCCTATATCCAACAATTAAGTCGTCCTCCCCATTCCTATTTTTGAATTACGCCCTTTTTGAGCAAGTGCATTATCTATTTTTTCCACAATGCGGTCGATGTCACGATCATCTCGCACTGAAGGATTATAAAAATTAACTACAGTTGGTTCCGTAGACATCGTTGCTGCAATCCCTTCCCCAATCGCACCTAATGTTCTTTTGTTCAACGGTAATACGCCCTCTGGTCCTGCTTCACCTGCTCCTTGGAAACGTCCACCGTTCATTCCAAATATGGTTGGTCTCGTAAAGATACCACCTTTGGCGCGCCAGTCTATATTGAGCCCAGAAGGAAACGTAATATCTTTTCCTAAAATGTTTTTCGTACTCGTTTGCAGACTGAAATGTGGCATTTTAGGCATTTCCGGTTTCGGAATTTTTAATTTCAAATCACTGAAAAACCCTTTGATTTTATCAATGAATCCCTTCACTCCGTCAACCGCATCCCTTATTGGGTCCATAATAAAACGTTTAGCTGCTTCGAATTTTTCCATCGCTACATTTTTTACAGCGTCAAATTTCTCTTTTGCACTGGTATACATTTCACCAAATTTTTCTTTGACTGCATGATAGGCATCTGTAACTGGTTGAATGACATATTGTTTGACTACATTCCACGCTGAAAGTGTATAGGATTTTAATGTTTCCCAGTTTGAATTCACCCATGATACTAAATCCCCAATCTTTCCTTTCATCCAATCCCACAATTCTTGAACCGGTTGCATCACATACTGTTTTACCAAATTCCATGCTGCAAGTGTATAAGATTTCACTGTTTCCCATTGCTGACCTAACCAAGAAACTAGCTCACCAATTTGAGATTTACACCAGTTATATGCTTCAACCATCGGATCAATCATATATCTACTAATGGCAGACCAAGCAATTTGCGCACCTGCCTGTATCAGCAACCATCCCGCTTCTAGTATCGTAGAAACCGCCGAAATAATAGGATCTAAGACGGTAAGTATCGTATTCCAAGTATCTTGCCAGGCTTGTGTCAATGCTCCCCACAAGCTTGATGCAGTTGTGACAAGATTCGACCACCAAGACGATGCTGTTTCGACAATTCCAGACCATAAATCACTAAAAAACTGACCGATTGGGTCAAAAAAGCTATGCATCATTTCAACAAAGGAAGACCAAGCTTCTGAGAAATACGTAACGGTAGAAGACCAACCATCACTACAGACTTGAACTATACTAGACCACAATCCACCAAACCAGGATGAAAATTGTGACCACTTTTCAGAAAGCCAGTCGGTGATGGCGCCCCAGTTCTGAATCACTACTATAATGCCCGTTATAACTGCTGCAAGACCTACGATAATACCGATTATCGGTAACAAAGCAACATCTAACGCCATAAATGAAATGACTAATGCTGCCACAATAGGTGTTAATCCAAGGAAAGCAACACTTAATACTCCTAGTATTCCAACAAATAATTGGACAGGTTCTGGCAATTTTGTAAACCAATCTATTAATGATTTCACCCCATCAACGATTGGCGGTAACATATCTTTCGCAAATTCCGCAAACTTCTTTCCAAGTGGCTCTAACGCAGCTTGCGTTTCTCTTAGTGCTTTTTGGAATTGCTGCCCTAACGATTCTTCTTGCAGTTTCTTCATTTCATCCATACGGCCATTTACATCACCAAGACCACCATGTATATTGTTTAAACTCAGTACAGCCTCAGCTCCCATGTCTTCCCATTTCACGCCAAACAAGGCAACACCAATCTGGTTTGCCTTTACTTTGTCATCCATTTTTTGCAGGTCACCTAATACAGCGTTGAACACATCCGCTGCGGTTCCCTTTCCCTCATTGAATGATTTCCATACGTTTTGTGTCTCTTTTGATAAACCACCAAATCCTTCCGAAACACCTTTCGATCCATCCTGTACACGAATACCGAATTCTTTCACAAGATCATTGATATAATCCAGATTATACGAACCATTTTTTGTCCCATTCGCAAGAATGGTAAACATTTCTTGTGCGCTAAAACCACTTTGTTTAAATAGCGGTGCATATTCCGATAGATTGTCAAAAAGTTCATCCGAATAATTTAACCCTGCTTGCGCCCCAGCTGCGAGTAAATCGAATGTTTCTTGTGTCGACAAACCAAACTGACTCATGAGTTGCCCTGCACCGCGAGTCGCTTCATGTAAGTCCACATCGTAAACTTTTGCTAATGTTAACACATCCTCTGATGCCATTTGGAGCTCATCATAGGGAACATCTCTCATGTTTTGATACACTTTTATCAGCGCATTGTCTACCTCTTCCAAATTTTCGCCAAAACCCTTTTTCCATGTATCAACAGCAATCTTTTGCAGATTTTCTGCACCCTTTCCCGTCAATCCTAGTGAAGCTTGTATTTTCCTTTGCGATCCATCAAATTCTATCGCTGTATTTACAATGGACTTCCCCATTTCAATCAACTTTTCAGATATTCCTTGTAGAACTTCCGCGGCTTCCATTACATTGTGCATATCTAATTTCTTATGTATTTCCGCCATACCCTCTGCAGCTTGTGAACCACTTCGTCCAACACTCTGTAAGGAGTTTTCAAATTGCTTTACTGTCGTTTTCGCTTGGTTTAATTTCGCCTCAAGTTGCTGTACTTCTGTAGAATTCTCACCATACGTACGTTTTACTGCACTCAACTGTTGTTCTAAGTTGTGGACGACTCTATCTGTCAGTTCCATTTGCTGACGTAGTTGTTTCTGCGCCAGTTCCAACTTATCTGCTTCACGCGCATTTGCGCCTAATTCAGCATGTTGGAGTTTGAAAGAGCTTGTTAATTTCTTTTGTTCTGCTTCCAGTTTTTTAGCATTCTCCTGTAAATCAAGTAAAGTTCCGCGTGCTTCCCTCGCTTCAATCGCTTGCTCAGAAAGACCTTCATTCACTCGTTTCATTGCGTTATCAAGAGACGTTTCAGCACGTTCTGCATCTAGCAATTTCCCATACATTTTATTCAGTTGTTCCGCTGACGTCTTTGTATCTTGAGACATCGCTTGATATTCAGAACGTAACATGGAGGTACGTTTTTTAGCGGCTTCCATTTGAATTTCTAGCTTTTTCTTTTCAGCTGCTAGTTTGCCAGTCATAGACGCATCTTGACCCATTGCGGCAATATGGTTCTTATATTCCTTTGCTGCGTTGTTCATGACCATATTCATTTGCTTCAATGTCTGTGCATACTGCACTTGACCATCCATTTTGAAATGAAGAACGACGTTTCTTTCTTTATGATTTCCTGGCATGTTTTCACCCCGTTCCTTAATAAAATGGAGTCTGATCTAGCGTATAGATTTGTTTTGATTTCTCTTCCACTAATGCATCTGGATTGTTGTACCTAAGATGCATAATGAACTGCTTTAAAAAATGATTCGGTGTAATGTTCCAGAAGTCATTCATACTTAAACCTAATAAGGTATTACCAACGTAAAAATAAAAAGCCCAGTCCAATTCAGACTGAGATTCCTCGTTTTTAGTTAGTATGTTTTTTACTTTTTTTCTTGCTTCAACTTCTCCATATCAGTGTGTTGGAAATTTTGATGGTTAAAAATATCCCATACTACTTGGAAGATACCCGGTACATCGTAAAGCGGAATAGCATGCTTAATTTCAGTAGGTGTGCACTCCGTTCCCCCACTTCGTACCATTGCGTAAATTAAAGACCGCATCAATTTCGCTTCTTTTTCCCCTAAAGAAAAGCTGCCTTGGCTCACCATATCATTCATTTCTTTTTCAAATTCATGATACGGTTTCCCATAAGATTCTTCCACATAAGGGAATGACTCAAACGTAAAAATAACAGGGATTTCTACTCCCTGTATCGTAATTTTATTTCTATTTATATCCACATTTACTAAATCACTTAATCGTACCATTTTCTCACATCCTGTTCTTACGTTGTTTTTGGTCCAAGTGTTGCAAGTTGCGATTCATCACAAATCACTTGTTTTAAGAAATCCTCCACTTTGATTCCTTTTGCTTCTGGATGACCTGTATCCAATTCAGCCTGCGTAACATCATTGTACAGTAGCGGATCAGCTGTAATCGTATAGGCAATATCATCCACTGTCATTTCTTCATTTTGTGTTTTCCAAGATTCTTCTACTGGTGCGACTGTACATTTGGGATACCAACGAACAAGCTTTGTTCCATCATTCAGAGGAAATACAACACCTACTGCAAATTTCGGATATGCTTTCGGCTTTGCGGTTTCAAAAGAGACACCTTTTTTACGCACTTTGGCGAAGAGGTTATCCTTTACTTCACGGTTTAAACCAGCAAGATTAAAAGCTAATCCAAACGCTGTATTTTTGACAATGTTAATAATTTTCTTGTTAGATGCCCACTTTGTAAAATTAGTAGATGTCGTCGAAATTGTTAAATCTGTAATGTTTGTTTGCTGATAAATGATATCCTCGTACGTTGGCATCGTCTGAGACGTTTCCGTCCCTTTCATCATACATAGATACAAATCTTCGATTCCTACTGTATATTGAATGTCTTTATTTTCAATTGGCATGTTCCATCCCCCTCACATTCTATCTATTATTTTTTGTGCCATCCTATCGGCAATGTTGTCACCTTCTGCATCAAACGTATTTCGAAAAAAATGCAACCCTTTCACTCGCCCTTTTCCATTCGCTTTTTTATGGCCATGTTCAACTAAATACCAGTACCATGCTGCATCTTCAAATTCCACAGATACATAATCATTCTTTACAACGACTTTCAAGCTATTTTTTAAATGGACTCGCTTGTTCTTATCCGACATTTTCATGCGTTTTCTTAATTCTGCTGCAAAATACTTTGCTGCTTCCTCTAATACATCCAAACTTACTTTTTTATTCACCCGTAATAGCGTATTGATATCTTCTAAGGCTTCAGCAAAACCATTGTTATTTGAAGCCATTACTGGATACACCTCACATTTGTTATGAATTGTGTGATTGTATCGTCATTTTCGTCGTATGGATAACTCTCAAATTGAGAATAAGAAACATCAAAATCATTAAAGATGGCCTTTAAAGGCTCATAGTCTTTTTCAGTACCCTTTGTAATGACTGCAATTTGATACATTGGCATAGACTTTACAACTTGGTTAGAAGCCCGTTTATGTTGCTCATTCACAAATTCATACACAATGTACGGATAATTTGCTGTTGTAGGAGCTTCATCACGGTACACTGGCATGCCTGATTCTTTCATGATGCCTCGTAACTGTTCAAAACTAATTTGCATAGGACAGTGACACCTCCATCATTCGGTCTTCTTCCCGTACATACATACGTTCTATATTGTAAATACGACCACCCACTTTTACACGGTAATCCTTTTGATTCTTTTCCATATCCCGATCCATACGCACTTCAATCTTTTTTACAATTTCATTCGTGTCTTTCGTTGTCAATTTATCGGTTGCTGTAACGCCCATATTGTTATACCGAATATTTCGTTCGAATGGGTATCCCATCACAACACGGTCTGTTTCTGGATCAATGGTTTCTCCCAATTTCAGTAGTTCTCCTATCCATTTGAGCTTATTACTCGGTCTCTTCGGCATCATATACCTCCTGAATAAAGAACGGTGTCATAGCATCCAGTGCTTGTTCTAATTCTTTTTCTGCCACACGATATTCATAAAAAATACCGGCGACCATAATAATTAAATACTCGGTCTCTTTACCTGTCGCATGTTTCACATACATCTTTGCTTGATTGATATAAAAAGAGAGCATAGAATCATCCATGCCCTGTTCCCAATGAATATGCGCTTTTAATTCATCGATTAGATTATTCATATGAAGTACCCATACTAGCTATGTATCGTAATGGGATTTGATTTATCATCTGTTCCAACCCATGTTCCACCTGTAATTTTCCCAGCAGTATCAATCGTTACAGAAATAGATTTCACACCCACACCGTTCGTTCCATTTTTTCCGTCAACGCTTTTCACACCAGCTGCGCCCGCTTCTCCCTTGTCCCCTTTATCACCTTTGGGCCCTTGCACTCCTGCTACATCAATTAAATCGGCAAAATCTTGTTGCGTTGGCTTATATCCCGTCACAAATAATGCTTTGACTGCTTCTTTTGTTTTTCCCATCCTGGCATCCCTCCTATGAAAGTATCAAACTCTTCCCAATCACCGCTTCTCCGATTGGAAGCGGTTCATCAGGGTTTCGTCTGCGTCCCATCCTGCAAGATATATTTATAAACTGGCACTTCAAATGGGGAATGAATGAGTTGTGCATCGAGTAAGTTCCAAATGCGGAAACCAACACGGTTTGTTCGTGAGAATAACTCCACTAATTTTTGTACTTCGAGTGACCCAATGACATCTTGAATGTAGAATTTAGAAAAGTCACCAAAATAGAATACAGGTGTATCTGGTGAATCAGGCATGTCAATCGCATCTTCTTCTTCAACAGGGAAACCGAATAATGTATAGCCAATACCACCTTCCGCTTGATTAAACGGACGAAGTAATGGGAAACCGTCATCTGTTTTCATGGTTTCGATTTTCGTTAATGCCGCTGTATTTAGCACCCAACGCGCTTTTTTACGGACTTCTTTCACAGGTGTATTTTTCATTTTTACTAATGCATCATACAAATTTTTTTCATCCGTTTTAAACGCAACGGCTTTCTTTGCCAATGCACCATCATTGATGTTATTCGCTTCATCACCATTCACCATATATTGCGTTTCTTTCCGAACGTACGCTTTCTTTAACTCCTCCATCACGATTTGTTCAATCGGTAAACCCGTACGTGCTAATAACTTTTTCGTTACTGTAGCAAGCGCATCAAATTCCGTTGGTGATAATTCGATTTCATCGAACTCAATATCTGTTTCCGGCATTTCATTATTACTTCGCTCATTTTTATGCCCTTGTGCTTCTGCCTTTTTCACTAAAACAGGATATTTTATATTTTCCTTTGTTTTTACGCCTGTGCCCAATCGACGTAAGAAGTTTTCTTCTTGTGCATACGTGATAATTTCTTTACTTAAGAAATCTGGAATCGTAACTGAACCATTACCAGTAACCAAGCCTAACGCACGAGCCTCTGTTTCATCAATGTTACCGACGATATAGTTCGCAAAAGCAGAACGAGTTTCCTTTTCTTTATTTGTAGTCGATGTATGACCTTTGGTAGAAAGCGCTGCGGCGATAGATGCTGAAATAGCGGAACGTTGCTCTTCTGACAGTTCCGTTTTTCCATCCGGATTTTCTTTTGCTTCTGCATTTTCTTTTTTCTCTGGATCATCATCTTTTTTCTTTTTGTCTGGATCCTCTTCCTTTTCTTCCTCTTCCAGTGTTGCTAATTCTTCTGAAATCGTTCGTACTTCTTGTGTTAATTGCTCTACTTCTGCTTTTACAGCTGTTAATTCTTCTGAACGCACCTCATTTTTTTCAACTTTACTTTGTAATTCTGCTAATCTAGATTTTGTTCTTGCTAAAGATGCATTTAAAATTTCTTTTACCTTCATCCTATATTCCCTCCAAAACAGTTTTTATTTGTTGAATCAAATGATTTCTTTCTTCTCTTTCTTCATCCACAACTGTTTGTACAGTCGTTTCTTCCCTTCGCATTTCAATCATGGCTGTCTGTTCGCCCCTGGTTTCAATGGAGGTGGCAACATAGGCTGGTGTCATATCCAAAATAGAAACTTCTAAGAGTTCTAATTCTTCGATAGATCGCTTTTGAACACCAGCTTCCCCTTCTTCCCATGAATCTTTTTCAGAAACAAAACCAAATGACCAACCACGCAATTCTTTATTCTTGGCCTTTTGAATGACTTGTTCATCTGTAACAGTCGCAATGGCTCGTAAACCAATGTTGTCTTCATATAATTCCAGATTTCCGTTTTGTGTAGAGCCAAGCTTTCGATTTTTGTCGTGATTAAAAAGCAAATTCACATTCTTTGCTTTCTTTAACGCTTTTTCAAACGCCTTTGGGACAATTCTTTCCTTGAAATATCCCCTGGGCGAAGGTAACATTCTACTTTCTCTGTCCACCACATTTACGTAACCATCAAGTGTGACTTGATTACCACGAATCTCAATTTTCATTCTCTTCACCTCCTCCCAATGAACCATCTGCTGCTTCTTTCTTACCGATTTCAGTCAAGTCATTTGAAATATAAATAGCTTGTGATTCCTTTGTATTTTGTTTCGGGAATCCGAGCATATCAGCAACGTTATCAGGGGAAGTAATAGCGGTACGTACAAGGTTGTAACCAATATTTGTCTTGTTGCTATACGTAACAAAGTCCAGAATATTCATCTTGAATTTCATTCGTTTCCCCGCATTTTGGCCATAAAAAAGAAGACTCAAATGGTCTTCAAAATTTTTCATGATTGGTCTAACTGCTTTGTTGTGGATATACATCATTGCTTTCTCAATATCTTCTTTGATTAGCTCTGTATATGTATCCACATTTATGCCTAGAAACTTACCCAAATCCTTTTTATATACATTTAGATATGCCAAGGTCTTTTCATCGTCTAGCGGGCTTTTAAGCGTGTCTATCGAATACCCTTTTCCAAGTGGAATCATTTTTACAGACCTAGATTCATCGATTGATTCCAATTGATCTAAAATTGCATTGATTAACTTTGACTGTGCACCATTTTGCGGATTAATATGGGCATCCAAGTTTAACAAGAATGCTAATAGTCCACCCTTTTTATATTTGTCAGTTAACGTTTTCTCAGCTGACATAACACCCTCGAGTGTATCTCTTCCTAAATCAAGAATCCCTTTCCCTCTTAGGTGATCTGCACCAATATTTTTCACGTGCCGAATCATAAACGGAGGGATTTCTTCCCCACCGATGTTGAAATGCTCTACTAAATGATCATCTAACTCTGTAAAAACATGGGAAGCTAGATGTATTTGATTTCCATTCAAGATAGGAAACGTTTCTCCCTCGAGTAAATACGTATTCGTCATTAATTTAATGAATTCTGATTGTGTTAGATAGTTGTTGGGATTCCTTAAAATTTGAAGGGCAATATCATCCTTGATTTCATTCCCGCATTCATCTTCCACAACAATATCAGCCAATACCATTTGATTACTTATGTCTTGTAGTAATTCGTATACATCGCTGGAATGCAAAATATTTGAATCCGTAACATACACACCGCCGTATCGAATACTTTTTCCTAACACATCATCCAGATAACCACGTTTTTCTAGCTTACGATACAAATAATTTGAAAAACGATCTCGTAACCCCAATCTCTCACCTTCTTTCTATCTATAAATCTCATCAATCAATGCATCCATTCCCTCTTCACTCACATCATCCATTACCATCATGGTTTCTTTATGAGCGACTAAAAAAGCAACAAATCCATCAATCTTCTTTTTGGATTGCCTTTTACTCGGGGCTTTCATTCCGTTCATATTTGTAACCACCACCATATTCAGTGCACAATATATAAACAGTGGATTATCCGTTATTAAACGCTTTTCATAGATGAGAATTTCCGAATCATCAATCATGGCATTCATTACATCTGGGTATTGTTTCACAAGAATACATTCCAAACCGAGATTTTCCAGCTTTTCAATTAACTTTTGCGACATCGCTGGATCATAATTGATTTGTTGGACATCATACACATGCATACAATCTACGATATACTCCAAGACTTGATCCTGGTCTATCATCTTCCCATCACAAAATGTTACAAATCCTCGTTCCACCATATCTGTATAAGGAACATTATCCTCATTTTCTCTAAATTCAATATTATCCGTAGGGATAAAGTACATTTGCTTCACTTTTAGAATAGATTTCCCTTCTTCATCATGGGTAGGAAAATTTAAACTGACACAAGTTAAATCTGTTGTTTTAGATAAGTCTAACCCGATAAAACAAGTCTCGCCTGTAAGGTCTCCCAAGTCCTCTACTAATACATGTTCCACCTGATCTTGTTCAAAATAATTATCTGCACCGTTCACGAACACATTTAAATGTTTAGATAGAAATTCTGCTTTCGAATGGGCGGATTGTTGCGCTTTCTTATACTCATTCTCAAGTTGTTCCATCGTCACAGAAACACCAATATTCGGATTCACCATCTCCCACACTGTTCTATCCGTCCAGTCATACCCTTTGTTTGGCTCCCAAATCGCCACAAATAAAGGATCGTCATTATCTTTTTCCAACGCTTCTTTTGCAAGTTTATACACACGCATCCCGACGCTAGATGAACCTTTACCTGCCGTTGAAATGTTCAGCATCATGGGCTGTTCACGAGATACCTGGGCAGATTTTAAATTATCGTACATGTCCATATTTTCTTGTGCATGTAATTCATCGTTCAACACAAAATAAGGGTTCTTTCCCTCAAGACCCTTCGTATTTTTTGTTAATACCTTAAATTTATTCTGATACGCAATACCATTCCTATGATATCGGTACATGGCACCACTCACTGTACCATTGATTCCTTTATACACCTGTGTATGTCGTGCCAATGGTTCCGAGTTTTCTATTGCTTGTGCTATTGGTTCAGCTGCATTTTGTGCCTGTTCATAGTCAGATGCCGCACAATAACAATCCGCTCCCAGTTCCAGTTCTCCATACATCGCATAGAGCAATGCCCCAGCTGCAATAATTGTTTTCCCGTTCTTCTTTGGAACTTGCACATATGCCTCTCGAACAACACGGACAATTTTCCCTTTTTCATTTTTACGATACCAACCATACATATTCGCAAAAACAAACATTTCCCAAAGTTCTAATTCCATCAATTGACCTGCGAGTGGCCCCTTAACATGACGGATGAACGACTGGACAAAATCCAACATTTCATTTGCACGATCCACCTCAAACCAAATATCTTTCCGCTTTTTCCACTTCTTATATCGCTCTACCGCAAGAATAATCGATTTCGGGTATTTCTTTTTATGCCGCATGACGTGACTTGCATACTGATCCGCATAGTTCACACCTGGTATAATCATCATGTAGATTTCCGCCATTTGGCTCGATGCGCCGCTAATTCATCTTGTGGTTCATTCTGACCCTTGTTTTGATCGTTTTTTGGTGCTTTTTGTACACTTTTCCCCTTATTCGTCATGCCGAGCGCTTCTAGCATTTTATTCTTCTTATCATTCCAAGTTTCGACTTGCTGGGCGAGTGGATGCTTCATTTCATTTACCGCTCCAGCCTTGTTCTGATGCGTTTTTATAGGAGCAAAGCCATCGGCTTTCCATTCTTCAAACATCGATTTATAAATGATAAAAGCGTCTAGATAATTATCAATCAAAGGTTCTAAGGAAGGTGTGAATATCCCCTCATCCGTCAACAATTTTGCAATCCTTTTTCGTTCTTCATCCCTTGCCACGTCTAGTATTTCCAACTTTTTCTTCTTTGACATACGAGCCATTTTCACACCCCCCTTCCTTTTTCAACATCGTGCAACCATTGACGTGCCCCCTACGCTACCTATCCTCCCCAGAGAGACGCTTTCTAAATCGGATAGGGGGGGCTTATTCGAAGTAACTTGGAAATACGGTTCTCGGCTTTCCTGCGTTCTCTTCTTCCACATGACACTTCGGACAAAGTAACATTAAATTATTTATTTCTAATTTCAATGTTTCATCTTGTCGAATAGGTATAATGTGATGAACATGAGCCCTTCGACCAAAGACGAACCCTCCACATCGCTCGCAGCATCCTTTCTCTCGTTCGTACACTTGAGACCTGACAAGCTTCCATGCGTCCGTTCTATAGAATGGTTTGTTATCATGATGATAGATGTTCTTCTTATCTTTCTTCTTCCTTGGTTTGTTACGTTTATGTTCCCCGCAATAACGTCCTTTGCTTATCTTATTGTGGCAGCCATTGAAGTCACAGTATTTCATTTCGCACCAGTCGTTACTTGCTCAACGATATAATTACGAATTGTTTCTTCTTTCTTGAACTTAGCTGGTACTTCGATATGATGATCTGCAGCAAAGGATCGTAACTGTTCAACATTCATATCATCCAGGTTCATTTCAGTCTCTGTATCCATTACTTCTACATCAATCACTTGATTCTCAGCGTGCTTAATGAGCATACTCTTTGGATTAACCGTTGCTTCGAATCCTAGTTCTTCACCTGTAGGTACAAATAAACTCTTCTTCTTTTCGTTATCCCAATACTCTGTACCCGCTATTGTTTTTCTTATCTCTACAATCATTCTTCATCCTCCTGTAAAGTAAGAAAAGCACCCACGCATGGATGCTTTCTCAACATGTTCTATATCGTTCGACTCGGTCTACGTGTTCGAACAGAAGTTACTTGTTGTACAGAAACAATATGTTCTGGATTTATGACAATATCTTCAAAACGGATTAACCCTTCCCGAAAGCTTCCATCTGGCGCAATCATCTTCTCTAAAACACTTTCCAATTTCATATGTAAGATATGTGTTTTCCCATTTACCAAGCTCACATGTGTAGCCACTATTTTTTCCATCTCATCACCATCCTCCCTATTGATATGGTCTGCCAACAGCTATTATTCACTTTCTTAAAACAGGAAAAGCACCCATTCTGAATGCTTTATTTTCATATATTATTTTGGTTTGTATACTTCTGAAACTTCGAAATTACCATTTGTTTTTTCCCTGACCATAGAGATATTAGCTGGATTTAACATAGCTTCTCCCACAAGTACTAATTTATTGAGTAACAATCCCTCTTTATCTGTAACCCAAATTTCAAACTCTTCTAATGACATATACACTTGATGTTTGTATCCACCATTCATGCAAATTTCTAAGTATGTCATGCTATCACAGCCTTTCGATTTATTGGATTTCAATCCCTTTTTCAAACACAGTGCTGCTTTTCACATGTTATTGCAAACACAAAAGCTTTTGCGTTTCTTCCATTCACCTCACGTTCTTCTGCTCATATACACTGCTAACAAGATGAAGTAACTAGAAGAAGAGCAAAAGCTCTCCTTACTAACGGTATCATTCACTCAGTACCATCTGCTGGTTTCGGATTTTATGTGCCGTCATTACGAACCGTTTAGAATTCTAGAAACAACATAGTGAGTTGTGTTTTCCGCCACTTCTCATACTACAACTATAACACGAAAATTCCAAAATGACCGGCACTTTTCCTGCCAAAAAGCGGTCACGACTCTGCCATTTTTTTCGCCATTCTCATTTCAAACGTTTCAATTTGATCTGTAATTTCTATCCTAATCCCTAATAACTCCCACGCTTTCACTTTTTCTTTTTTTCTAATTAACCACTTTGGATAAGCCAATTCCTCTAATACCATTCTATAGTAGTTTGGATTTATCCTTACTACATCCGGCTTTTCCCCTTGTAACATTTTATACTCAGCCAATTCACACAGTAGCTCTTCGCATCTCAATCCACCATCACCTCATCTGTTGTATATATAACTACTATACAGAATGACATCATTTTATGTCTCCCAATTATCCATATCTTATATTGTGTGTCATTCACTGAACCCCTAGAACCCTTGGTATCTATGATGTTAGCAAACTTTCCTTTCTCAATGCGACAATCCGAAATTTATGGTTCTTTGCTAACAACACAAAAGAAAAAACAATGATTAGATTTTAAATCTGCTCATTGCTTGATCCATTGCGTCCTGATTGACTCCTATATACCGTAGCGTGACTTTCTCTGATGAGTGATTGAATATCTCCATCAGTAAAGCAATATTCTTCGTTTGCATGTACATATGATAGCCATACGTTTTGCGTAATGTATGGGTACCGATTTCATCCAATCCAAACTCTGCCGCTGTACGTTTTAATATTTTATATGCCATACTACGACCAATCGGTCGATTCTTGCCTTTTCTACTCTGTAGCAAATATTCTGCCTCTTCTCTGCCTTCATTGAACCATTTCAACTCTCTTTTTAAAGAGATAATATGAAGTGACCTCCTAGATTATCAAGTCAGGGATTTTAACCCATAATAATGAATGAAAACAAACATCATGAATGGGATTATACCCTATGATAATAGGAGGCCACTATGGAAAATATAATATATATTGGGATGGATGTCCACAAGGAAAGCTTTAGCTTATGTGCATTGCATGGAACAACTGGGGAAATTGTAGGAGAAGCACGATGTGCTTCAAATGTATCTCTCGTAAAAAAATTCGTTGAGAAACTGAAAACGAAATATGGTGAAGATATAAAAATTAAAGCTGGATATGAAGCGGGTTGTTTAGGATATTCACTCCATAATCTTTTGGAGCAAAACGGGATTGATTGTGATATTTTAGCACCAACAACCATGTACAGTTCATCTAAAAATAAAATGGTGAAAAACGACAGATTCGATGCTAAAATGATTGCTCTTAATTTAGCGAATGGTACTTATAAAGAAGTATATGTTCCAGAAGAAGAGGATGTTGCTGTAAAAGAGTATATCCGCATGTTAGGTGATTTTAAAACATCATTGAAAAAAATAAAACAACAGATAAAAGCATTCCTTTTAAGACATGGCTATATTTACGAAGGAAAATCAAGCTGGACAATCGCTTATATGAAATGGTTAAAGAATCTTGATTTACAAGGATTATTCAAAGAAACGTTAGATGAATATCTATTACAGTATGATGTTTTAGTGGATAAAATTGAGCGGTTCAGTCTGAGAGTAGAAGAATTATCTCATAGTGAAAGATATGAAGAACCAGTCGGAAAATTAAGATGTTTAAAAGGTATAGACACAACATCGGCAATGACTGTGCATGTGGAAATTGCAGACTTCACTCGGTTCCCAACGGCTAAAGCATTTATGGCTTATGTAGGGTTGACGCCAAGCGAAAGCTCAAGTGGGGAGAAAATCAGTCGAAGTTCGATTACAAAGCAAGGTAATTCGACCGTTAGGTCTACTCTTGTAGAATGTGCAAATTCCTTGGTAAAAGGAACGATTGGATTAAAATCAAAACGAGTGAAAGCAAGACAAAAAGACCAACGAAGCGACGTAATTTCCTATGCGGATCGGGCAGTAGAACGGTTACAACGAAAATATCATCGAATGATGTATCAAGGGAAGCCCAGAAATGTTGCCATTACAGCGATTGCAAGAGAACTGGGATGTTTTATCTGGGGATTAGAAACAGGTAAAATTCACTAAAAATAAAGAGAGGGATATGAAGTTGATTCATTCATAGTTAGAGACCAAAGGTATCAATTGATGGCATAGATGAGCTTCAGAGATAGTGAATTACAGGTCTGGCTATCTATGACACACCCTCTGCTGGCACAGCTGAAATTCTGATAAACCAGCTATTTATTAGAATTTGAAAAGATGTGATCCACGTAAAGAGATTATAAGAGCCTAACGACGGACCATTAACCTGAGGTAACCAATCCACGAATAACAGAGTGGTTAACTGTCGATAGATCTTATTTCTGAAGCTTTTGTATGCCATCAAGAAAAAATATTATGGGGAAAAAACTATTGACAAAGGTCACTTCATAACAGGATGTGATTTGAATCCTCTTTTGTTTCCCCGTCTTCTTTTCACGCATAGAAATATGACTCCCTTGTACATCACCCACTTTCAATTTTAAAATATCACTTATGCGTAGCCCTGTATTAATCCCCAGGACAAACAACATATAGTTTCGTGCATTCTTTTCTTTTAAATATGCTTTCATTTGTTGAATTTGTTCTGGATCACGTATAGGTTGAACAAAATTCATCGGTCATCCCCTCCACGTTGCTGATTTATCTCATACACTTCTAATCTAAGAGCAAATGCCAATTTATAAAACGCTCTCGCTTTCACACGTCGATACGTACGCTCACTCATTCCCATTTCGTTATAAATCATATAATCACATACATCCTCATCCTCTAAATATCTTTTCATGATAATCTCTCTCTGGTTTCTTCCAGCTGCGCTGCTTCCAAAACGACTTAATGCCTGATCAATCCGAAATGACATTTGTTCTAACCACTTTTCACGTTCGTTTTGTTGCATGTTAAAGATTGCTACATCCTCTAACGGTTTGCCAACTGTATGTGTAGGACCATGTTCTCTCCTTTCATAAGAAGGAGTGACTTTCATTTCTTTCCGAATCATTCCGAATTGTCTATATATACGTATACTTTCAAGCACACTTTCCACTTTCTCTTGTGTGGCTGCACGATCGATTTTTGGTAAAAAAGATAATTGTTTTTTCATATTGGCGTACTCCTCGTATAGAATTTATTTTTGTCTCCATACTCCACGTCTTCTTTCATAACGCGGTCCATATACTCCCATTAGATTTTCAATATCGCGAATGGTTAGCTTCTCTTCTCGCTTTTGCCTATCTTCCGTTTTTGCTTGCTTAGATTGTTTTTTCCACTCACGTAATTGGTCTTTTAGTGTCTTCATATTTCCCATCTCCCTCGTAAAATAAGAAAGAGGACACCCTTTCTTAAAACAGTTGCATGACTGCTTTAATGAATTGGTGTCCTCTAGTTTTCTAGCCGGACTCTATTTATTTCATGATACTTGCTTATATAAAAAGGTTCCGCCAAGCTTTATCTACTCTGTCTTTTTCATATTTTTGCATCGCCTTTGTACGACGAGCAATTACTTTTTTTAATTTCTTTTTCTTCAAATTCGTCACTCCTCGTATACAATATCCTTCCTATCCATTTTCGGAAATTTTCATTCTTTTCATACCTGATTTCATTCAAAAACCGGCCCAATGTGAATGAAATCAGGTACGGAATCCGAACCTCTAGACTCATTCTCCATATACTAAACTAACTTCTTCTTTCAAGGCAGGTGAAAAGCATGCCCTCTATCGTAGGAAATTTGGTCATACAAACCAGCAATGGTTCATGTAATTTAGGTGATTTTTATAATGTTTCCCCTAAAAAAAATACAAAAGATTATAATGGTTCTGGTGCATCTAATACTGCCTTCATCGTTAATACTTTTAATGGCGTGAGTGCCACAAACACCTTTGATTCTACTATGGCAGATCAAAACCAATTTGGAACAGCTTAGTTACCTCCTCCCTGAATAAAACTCAATATCCCGTTCATACTATAGAGGGAGGAATTTTTATATACCCATTTTTATTCCTTCTTTTCTACAAAGGCTGAGCAGTTCGTTTTTTTACTAGCTGCTCTTAGTTTTGGGTGGCACTCCTCCAACAACATACGCATACAATAGGGATGTAGTTGCCTCATCTCGAGGTGCTGCTCATTCACTTTATTTCCTGAAACTCCTTCATAGTGTCTGCCACTCTATAAAAGGACACCTTTCGAAAGTGTCCTTTTTATTTTTGACACGCTTTTCTTTCCAATCCATATCATATTGTATCCTTACTTGTTCATGACTCACACAACATAACAAGAATGGTGTAAAGTTTCCCAAACGAGCACGCTGGCACACGTGCTCGTTTTATTTTTTGACGTATAGGAAAGAAAAAGTTCGTTCATACTAGCAGCCATAGGCTTGCTAGATAGTCCGCAATGCTCGAAGGTGCGAGAAGCTCATTTGCACTCCTTTCATTTCCTAAGCAGTTAGCTTTCGCTAGCTGCCTTTTTATTTTTCTGTATAATACATGACAACCTACACATACTAGAAACGATGGATTTCGAACCTTTCTATTCTCTCTGAGGAACTCTAGCGCAAAAGAGTTCCTCTTTTTTTATTGACAAATCCTCACTCATGAATCCTTCCTATTACCTGCTGCTCCTTATGCATATACGTTTTCCCTACATACGGTAACTCCTGCTTATATGATCGAATCGTAATCGTATTATCAAAGACGCTCACTACAAACTCCTTTCTACAAACTAGCGGATTTCTAAAAAACGTTTCACCTTTCCAACAGACAAGCATATATTACTATATGGAGCACTCCAGTCCATACGTTCAAACCTTTTAGTCTAAAAGCACACTTATATGTGTGCTCTTTTTTATTTACTTTCAAATCACGATTTTATTTAAACTTGCACATAAACTGAAAACATACATAAGATTTAATTGCCGATACTTTTTCATATAAATCTTGGTCAAAGAGCGCTTTCCAGTGCGCTCTTTTTTGTTTGAATCAGAATTAAGAATATTTAGTTACAGCACTCATATACTCTTATAGGTATAGTTGTTCGCGGCATGGAGTGCTCTGTTCAAGCACTCCTATTTTTCGTTTACAAAATAAGAATTTTGTTTAGTTTGTTTGTGCAGTTTTATATTCAAAAAAACTGGAAGACTTTTTATGTTTATCGCAAGCATATACATCTGTAGGAAGATGCTTTCTCCCCTGTGAATCTCTACTGAATACAAATCCCTTAGTTATTGCATCATTTTTACATCCGACATAATTGCATTTCTCCACTTTCGTTCCCCTCCAAAATAACTATTTTGTTATAAAGTCACTACTGCTGCAGGTTTACTTTTCTCTAATTGTTCAATTGCCATTTGCAATCCTAACCAGTAACCAATTAAACGACGTGGCAACCTTTTGCCGAAGTTCCAAATGTCTTCCAATGTGTCAGAATCTAATGAGCTGCTATGATAAACGTCACTTCATCAAAAATGGTAACCTTCCATAGATGAACTCTCATCAATTGCTGAAATAATACGATCATATACTTCCTGTCCGTCTTCTCTTGTTTCATTTATATCGTATTCCTTCCAGTATTCATCAAGTTCCCTTTTTGCCTTTTCTTCATTGAAATCCCAACGTTCTTCACAAAAAGCCGTTAACTTTTCAGTGAAATACCCTAAATTGAATCCTTTAATATTTTCTAATGTTGCTAGACATGTAAGGGTATACACCGCTTCGCCAATATCACCTGAAATAAATACGTTATATCCTGCAAGAACAATTTTAGTACGATACATATTTGTTCCCGACTTGCCCCAATAAATAACCTGTAATCCTTCTTCACCTTGCATTTCAGCTACATGATCTCCAAACCAATTCTCTCTAATATCTTTAGTTGCTTTTTCAACGTATTCCATTTTCCATTTCCCCCTCGTATTCAAATAACGCTTCTGTTTCGTTTCACTCTTCAAAACTTCATCATACAAACTCATAAAAGTAGTTTATTTTTTGCTTGTCTGCAACTTAATATCTGGAATAATTTCTTCCGGTCTACACAGCACTTTGTAATGGTATGCATCTTCGTACTTAGCATCTGTTTGTTCTATGAAGTAACTGACATTATCACTTAATCCAAGGTAATGTTTCTTATATTTACCATCACCAGTCTTGCAAGTTACAGTTATCTTTTTCCCATCACTAGCGTCTAAAGTGCATAATCCCTCAATACTTAACAGGTATTTACCAGTTATACCATTGAAGAACACCACTCTTCGTTGAACCTCAAAGGAATCAGCTGATTTAGATAAATTTTGTGAAACTGTATCTGCTTCTGTACGACAACCTGCTAAACCCGTTATTGCCATAATATACATGAAACCTGCCATTATTTTCTTTTTCATTTTCCGCTCCCCATTTCATGTGCTATGATTGAGATGTCGTATAGAATATCCCCTTTTTATGTGTGTTCCCTTCTTCTTCTCCCGGACAATGAGCCGGATCAAATCCATGACAGCTTTTTTACAATATCAGCAACCTCACCAGATTCTCCCGAAAGTCCTAATGCTGCATTTAAAACACGTCCACCAAAATCTTGATTTGTATTCCATGTACGTAATGCCGCCTCTTGATATTGATCTAATTCACAAATTTGATTGTTGTTCGTTAAGGCTTTTCCTTCCTTTGATTTACTGATTAATTTAGTTACTTCCATAACACTGTTTTTCATTGCTTTCATTTTGATTTCCCCTTCCTATTTAGCAAATCCCTAATCCTATCGGACGATTTTCAATTAAATACTTATCAGCTTGATCTATTACAAGAAGCGCAACTTCCGCTTGGTGTCTCCTTAACGCTTTTGCCATCTGTGGTAAGCTCATACCTTGACTCCACATTTCACGAAAACGAACTACATCTCTTTCATCCCAAATGAAGTTAGCCTCTTCTAAAGCGATGTATACCTTCAAGCGTGATTCCTTCATCGCTTCATGATTTCTTGCTACACTCATAAGCGAACCTACTTTCTAAAAATGATTATTTTATCTTTTTAGTAAACTTAGTATCCACACGATCAACTTTCCCGTGAATCCAAACTGCAACTTGCTCACCAAATCCACTTTCTGGTGGATTGAATGCAGTAACATTTCCATCCTTAACTATTAAAAGTTTATTGCTGCTAACATCAATTTCTATTTTTTTCATATGTCCATCTCCCTCTTTTACTACCGCATGTACTCGACAACATCAGGTTTGAATCCACTTCCTAAGTAAATCCGTACCAGAATTATCTCTTTTTTATCCCTTGCTGCCTTACACAATTCTTCAGCTGTATCCCAATTGAAAAACTTATCTACAGCTCTTTGAAATCTCCATATTGCCATTACATATTGTTCAAAGATGTCATAGCGATCATCTTGTTTAGTTGTTCGTGGTAACTCATCCGTACACTTTGCATTCTTTGGAACTTGGACGCGTACATCAGCGTATGTAGTGCATCCAGTACCTCTTTTCACATTTGCCTTCATTACATCGAACTCACAAATTGCTGGCTCTACATCGAAAATATTCAATTGTTTAGGCATGTTCCTTCACACTCTTTTCAAGAGAATTAAGTAACTCAAGTGCTCCTTCCTTACTCAAAAACATTCGGCCACCTAACAATTCGATGTTGGAATCAGATACTTTACCAGTTACAAAGCATGACTTTTCTTGTTTTCTCAAAATGACGTTTTCCTCATCAACATGAAAGTCTAGCGCTGTCCCTTCAGCAATCCCTAAAGTCCTGCGTAGCTCTACCGGAATTACTACACACCCTAGCTCGTCCACTTTTCTTGTAATGCCTGTATTTTTCATAATTCGCTCCCCCTTGTTAACTTACTTTTTGTTGTTGATTCCGTTGCAACTCTTGTTTCATTGATTCAAATTTTATTAACCATGCTTGCCAACGCTTATCGTTTTCTTCTTGTTGTTGCTTTGCTACCTCACAGTTACACCCTTCCGTTAGAGCCACACCTGAATAAATTTCTTTACAAATAATCCCTGTATTACGGCATAATGTACACATGATTATTCCTCCTTGCTTTAAATGTATTACTTATCAAAAAGGCAAAGCTTTCTTACGTCTATCAGGCGTATTTTTAAATGTCATGGCTGATTTGCAACCAAGTATCCTAGATGTGATTCGTTGGTCATAACAATACGTGATTGCTGCACCTACTAAATTTGTAGCAATTCCATTAGACTTTCCTTGTCTACCGTCAAAAATTGTCATATAAGTATCGTTCATATATTTTGTTGCTCTTTGGAGATCAGTAATATTCCCTTCTCCTTTTTTATTGTGAAATTCTAGTGCTTTCAAATTGATATCTCTGTAATCACCTAAAGTTGAACCGAAATCATCAAATATCACTACATCTGCGTCAATTATTTTTTGTAAGTAATCATCCTCAGATAACTCAGAATCTCTTTTGAATGTAGCTTTTAATTTTTTGAATAAAACACTCTCACTTATAAACAACACGGTTTGCGTTCCGTTCTCATTAATTTCTTCAGCTATGGCATGCATTAAATGACTTTTTCCTCTTCCTGCACCTCCAGAAGCTACTAATGTATATTTCATATCACTTATACAGTTATGAGCATGTTTTACGGCTTGAGCTTTATTTTTCTCTTCTTCGTCACATTCAGGTATAAAATTATCAAATGTTGCATTCATGATTGTTGGGTCACTGATTAAACTATGATTATGAAAATAAGATTTTCTTCTCCGTTCCTCTTCGCCTTTGTAATACTTGTTGCATTCCGCATACAATCTATCGTGATCTTTTTGTAAATAGCACTTAGGACAAACTTCCTCACCTTGAAATATCATTGTTCGTTGTTTAATTCCTTTTTCTTCACAAACTTCACATAGATTAGAAGTCAAATTCAGTTTCGTTGTAGTAAATTGCTCCGTTGCTTGCAATTGGATCATTGTTTTTCACTCCTCGTAAAATATAGTTTAGCTAAAGCTTTCTGTTTTTAAATCACCCTAATGTAATACTTAAAATATATCAAAAGATTCCTTACGGAATTTGTTTCGATACTGTTGAATTTCTCAGATACAATGGATGTATGGAAAGGATCCATCGGGAATTTGCTTATCACTCCTGTAGCTCTGTCTACGATACTAAGTCTGTTACCCGAGCCATTGTTATCACTACCAACACACTAGCTGTTTCGATAGCGGATTGGGCTTTTGAATAGTAGTTCAAAAGGTAGCCCCCAAAAAGTTGTCACTGTATTCTTGTAGGCGAGGTTGTGGTTACGCAATGAGCTTCTGGGAAATCCCACAGTATCGAAGCATTTTCTAAATTATTAATGAAAGGAGGTCCTTCCAAATGAAATTATTTGTTGGTTTAGATGTCAGCTCTGAGAAACTAGATGTTTGTTTTTTATCAGACGATGATCAGTTGACAATTCTTCTAGAAGATAGTCTAGGTAACGACATAGAAGGTGCCAGCCAAATCAAACAAAAAATCTTGGCATTTCAAAAAGTTTACTCGTTTTCTCAAATTGTGATTGGTATGGAATCTACCTCCATGTATAGCTTTCACCCAGCTACATTTTTTAACGAGGATCGAGAACTACAACGTATCAATACCGTTGTTACAATTGAAAATCCTTTTCGAATCAAACAATTCAGCCGAATATTTGATGAAGATAAAACCGATAAAAATGATGCGATGCGAATCGCTGACTTTTTAAGAATCCAACGGTATACTACCTCTCCAATTAAAGAAGAGAAATATATGGCGCTTCAACGTTTAACTCGAACACGTTACCAATTAATTGGGCAGCTTGTAGAAACGAAACAACATTTTCTTGAGAATTTAACTTACAAATGCAACGCGCTCACGCGCGAGTTAAAAAATAGCGATACGAATTCTTCCGTATTCGGCGCAACCTTACTTTCCTTAATGACAGAAGATTATGGATTAGATGAATTAGCACACATGCCTTTAACCGACTTCATTTCCTTACTTCAAGAAAAAGGAAACGGCCGATTTAAAAATCCGGAAGGATTAGCGAAAACGATTCAACGAGCAATTACGATGTCTTACCGTTTAGGTGAAGTGGCTCAAGAATCTATCAATATTATTTTGAGTGTTCTCGCCCGTGAAATTCGTGCACTAGAAGCTAGCATCAAAGACCTTGATAAGGCGATTGAACAGCTCGTCATTGTCTTACCAGAGTATCAATGTCTAACAAGTATTCCGGGTGTTGGCAAAGTTTACGCTGCTGGATTATTAGCTGAAATCGGACAAATCCAACGTTTTGAAGATCAAACAAAACTGGCTAAATATGCCGGATTAAGCTGGAAAATCAAGCAATCAGGAAATTATCAATCTGAAAATACACCATTAACCAAACAAGGCAATCGTTATCTTCGCTATTACTTAGTTGAGGCTGCCAATTCTGTAAGAAGATATTTGCCTGAATATCAAGCGTTTTATCAAAAAAAATACAAGGAAACACCCAAACATCAACACAAAAGAGCCATCGTCTTAACCGCAAGAAAATTTGTGCGTCTGGTGGATACGCTACTACGTAACCATCAACTCTACACGCCACCAAGGAGCGTGATAGAAAAATAACATTTTGTTATTGACGCAATCTTGGAAACGGCCCGAAAAAATTTCATTTTTGGTCGGGTCTATTTCCGTATGCTGAAAAAAATTGCACCTAGAAAGAATCAGTCTTGTTTTACTCTTGACTTATTACCACTAGACTTTTTTAGAATTCATTTGAATAGTTAGTTGATCAAACTTTTCACGTAGCTTTTTAGGAGATAAAATGTTACCTTGCCAGAATGGATCAGCTTGGCACCAATCAATAACATCTTTAATCTCTTTTAATTCACGGTTATCCTTTTCGCGCATCAACCTAAAATCATTTGCCCAAGAATCAAAGTTTGGTTCTTTTTGTTTAGGGTTATTACCCTTAATTCTCTCAAACAAATACTTAGCTCCATTGGTGTCACAAGTTTCGAACTTGTGACGGGACGGTTTTTCTTTCTTCTTTTTATCTTTTTCTTTATCTATATCTAATTCTTTTTCTTTATCTATATCTAATTCTTTATCTTCTTCTATATCTGTTGCGTGACTTCGCGTGATTGTCTCGTGACTGTCACGTGACATCTCCAATTTAAGTTTTTCCCTCTGTCTTTGTTTGCGTAATCGGTTTTGCTCACGGATTTTTTCTAATCCATCAACGTTTTGATGTTTTTCCCAATTCGAAATACAAATGTACTGATCATCTGTTATCTCAATCATTCCAAATTGTTGAAATGTTCGAAGCGCTAATCTTACTGTTGCAATCGGTCTGTTAAACAGCGTTGCAAGCATTTCATCAGAGTAAGGAATGTTTTTACTAAGAAAAATATACCCACTTGCATTTGTTTTCCCGGCTTGTGCTAATAATCTAATCCATATAATTAGTAAGGTATCAGCTTCAGGCATGCTTTCGATTAAACGTATTTTTTCATCTTCAAACATACTAGTTGAAAGCTTTATCCATTTAACTTCTGACACTATAATTACCTCCTTGTACAAACTGCCACATATGCTTGTCCACTTTTAATAATTCGTTGAATTTCATAATGCGGATAACCAACTTTGAAATACTGTTCAATCATTTGTTTCAATTCATCTTTGCTTTTCGCTAAGCTCCAGAACTTATTAGGTAATAGCACTTGATATTCAATTAAATCCATGTACTATTTCCCTACTTTCCGTGATATACTTATAACAACTTGTTTTTTTTCAAAGGACCCATTGCCGTGGGCCTTTTTATTTTGTTTCACATCACTCCATGCCCATTGTTTTATCGGCTCATAAGTGATGTATCCTAACCAAGCACTACAAGCAATTAGTAGCCCAAACACTGATGCAGCTATTGGATCTTCTATCATGCTGTCATCCCCCTTTCTAACCAATTAAAGAATGCATCCCTCGGAACCACCTTCTTACGCCCAATTTTCACTAATGGGAATCCTTTTTGATCCATAATGTCGTATGCTTTTCTTTGTGAAATTCCTAATACTTCTGCTATATGATCTACTTTCAACATAATTGGATAATCATTTGTACTATCGTAAGCAACCGGGATAGTATCTAATTTTTCTATTGCTGTTTGTCTTGCATCTTCTTTATTGAAACGAAGTAACTCAATCGCCTCCCAAAATTCTTCATCGCTCCATCCTTTTTGAGCTGAAAACTTTGTAATTGCTAACGCTATTTGAACTGTTGAATTTTTCATTTTTATATCTTCCTTTCTTCTTATAAAATTTTAATTTTATCTATTAAGAAACATAATCATCTAATGCACTGGGTCTTTCTGGTGGATACCATCCTGCAATGAATCGCATGGCGTTTTGATAATATTTTCTTGGGATTTTATCGTATTTAGCTACACCAAAGTGTCTTTTTAATGCCCCATATATGCCTTGATACGATGCATTATCGTAACCTTCTTTTTTTAGTTCAAAAACACGTTGTTTTACTTTACGTTGCACAGCCCCTTTATGCTGCTCGGTAAGCCACAGTTCGTTATCAACTAGAAGTTTCATTTTGTTCATTTCTTCTTCCGTATGATCTTGTCGTGATTTTATTTGTTTTAGCTCAGTCATACTATAGATAATTGCATCTTCAACACTTTTAGGTTGTTGCTGTACCTTTTGAGCTTGAATTCTTGTAAGAACTTAATTTTCATTTTCATTGCTTCTGGTGTTATGTAACTCATTGCTACAATCGCGAATGCATCTTCTGTAAGATTGAACTTTGGATACCATTGTTTATTTTGATAATGCTGGTATTGGGTAGGCTCAAAGTTGAGCCGCCCCCATTCCGTTTCATTTGCTTCAATTAATTTTTCAAGCTGCACCTCGATATCTCGAATTACATTTTTATGTTCTTTCCCAAACATTTGAGCCATCGTTAAACTGTCTGTAACCACTTGATTTCTTTCTGTAAAAACAAATTCACTTACTGGATGGTGCAAATCTTGCAATTGATTCATTTTCATTTACCTCTCTCTTTATGCACTCTCGAAACGAGAGTATGATTATAAAAAAAATTATCTACTGATACACCAAAGAACCCCGCAATTCGCATAGCTATATTCCATCTAGGGTTCTTCTTCCCATTTTCGATTTCACAATAATAGTTAGAAGAAATATCTAGTGTTTTAGCTATTTCAAATTGCTTAAGACCTTTATCTTCACGCAATTTGATTAACCATTCTCTTTTCATGTTTACCTCCGATGTCTTATGTTTGATTTTAGTATACTCGCGATTCGCGAATATGTAAATATCTTTTTTGTGAATTTTTCGAAATGAAATAAATTCGCGGAACGCGAAAAAAATATTGATTTTGTTCTGTTAAATGTTATCTTTATTTATAGGGAGGTTTTGTACATGAACATAGGGGAACGCTTGAAATATTTGAGGAACAAACAAAAATGGACTATGAAGGAGATCTCATCAAAGTTAGGAATAGGTGACTCGACTTATAGTGGATACGAAACTAATTATAGAAAACCAGATGCGGAAATGATCTGTAAACTAGCTGATTTACACAATACAACAACTGACTACATTTTATGTAAAACTGACGATCCAACTTTAGAAAAGGCTACATCATCTAACATCAAAGACTTCTTTGATAATCAGAAACTACACTGGGACGGAAGAGAGTTATCAGAGGACGACCTGGAAAGTCTTAAAGATTTACTTGAAGTTGCAGTTAAAAGAATGCTTAAATAAAGAAAAAGGATTAGCAAGTTGCTATTCCTTTTTTTGTTACCATTATATTTTGAAAGGTTTGTAATTCATTGTTAGATAACAACCCCTGATTACTTAATTCTTCTAGCACAAACATTACATCCCCAGAAACATTTGCACTTCCTAATAAAACTTGTACCATTTGTTTTGTTTGATTTTCAATTTCTCTTTTTGTCATCCCCAACATCCTCCGATAACTCCATAGTAGTTTGTGAATTAAATCACATTTGCAAAACTTTAAGCTGTTGCCACGAAAAGTTTTATAGCCTATAATGCACGAAAGACGCTACCGAAGTAGCGTCTTTTTAAAATCCCCTTATTTCAAGCTTAAAGCCCACCGGGATCAGTCATCATATATTGAATTGTAGGTGTAACATTTGAATTTGCGTTGTTCGTTGTTTCTGCCTTATGTACTAATGTGCATAGGGCAAAAGCGCAAATTACTGTTGCTATAATTTTTTTCATTTAACTCACCTGCTCTTTCGTTAAGGCTTCACGAATAGCCTGCATGTAATATATATTACCATTTTTGGCAAGCTCTAGCAATGCATTATTAAGATATTCTATTCTTTTTTCTGGTCTAGCATAAGCATAGTAATACCATTGAAACCCAGTCAATTTTCCGTTCACTTCTAACAACTCATTTAATAACTTAATAGCAAGGTTTCGATCGCCATATTTCGCTTCAAAGAAAGCAATTTCAGCCTTATCTATTGCTGTAAAATCAATTTTATCAAGATTAAAGTTATGTTCTATATAAAGAAAAGCTAATGTTGTATGAAATGATTTGTATTTTCTAGTTTTCTGTGCAGAAGATACTTCTTTTAATAAACTAATAGATTCTAGGATGTACTTTTCGGCTTTTAAAATTTCTCCTGAAAATATGTAAGACTCGCCGATACAACATAATGCTGTGGCTTTTGTAATCAAGGCGTTAAAACTGGATTCTACGACTTTGTTGGCTATTCTACGGCTTTCACTAACATTGTTATTTAGAAGCTGTATATAGGCTTGACGCTCATAAAAATATAATTCTACACATTGTTTTATGAACTTATTTTCCACTTTGGGTATTGCGTTTCTAGCATTGTCCGCATGCGGAAGCATTGCACTATAATTCCCATGGTCATACATGCATACCGTTAATAACAATTCAATAAGTATTTGGCGATCTACATCTTCTATTCGCGTCAGTTTATTGACTAAATTACTTAATTCTTGTCCGCGTGTTTCATTACGGTTCCTCTTATTAAAAAGTTCGAATACATCAATATATTTTTGTAAATTTTCGGTTTCTTTATATTTTCTAATTAAATATTGAATAGTGTCATATTCCCCAGCTGCTTGACAATAAAAAAGAGATTTTTTCACATTTAAATCACTTGTGCATTTCATTGCGAATTTTTTTATTTTCAATCTAATTTCTCTTTGATTATCATAGACTTCATTCAGCAACTTCAAAAAGTTCTCAAATTTCATTTCGAATTTTCCATTTAGTCCATTGCCTAGCGTTGTATTACTAACACCTATTTTTATGGATAAATCATTTCTAACCATATTGTTGGAATCAATAAAATCTCTTACCTCGTTCATTAACTTCTTCATTTTTGCTCCTCCTATTGGAACAAAGACTTCGCTCGTTTTCTCAACTTTTTTAAAGGGAAAATAATACCATAGTAATGCTTTGGTATTATCGGCATGTTATAATGTAAGTGTTACTCGTGTAGTGACCGAAAAGAGACTTATGGCAAATGTTCCCCTCGTGAGTCGGGCGAACGGTGTAAGAGTGCTGCTACACTACTTACACACGCTGGGAGTCTTTTTTTCGTTCCGTTCATTTTATTATTTTCCACATGAACACACTATTAATATATAAAGAGATATTTTTTAAAACTTTCTCCAGTTTGATTCAATATCAATTTACAGAATATACAAAAATATCCACCTATTTTTATTTTATTTGAATTGGCTGAGCAATAAACCATCCAATAATCTGTTTTTTTATCCAGCCAATTTTTAATTTATATCTACGGACTTGAGTTGGATTGAATCAATTCATTGCTACATGTGTTTATGCATGTTACATATGTTTATGTAATTTTATCATTAAGCGATATAAAAATCTTGAATATTCAATTATAAAATAATTTTCTCAATATATATACCAACTATATTTTTTATTTTCCCTCATATTATTGAATAGTGATGCGAAAGACTAATTATTTTAAGAAAAAACAGGAAATTTTATTTATTTTTATTCAACAAAATCAAAGTATTACAAAATTCAACAAAAAACTTTCTCAATAGATAATTTCTGCATGCGCGACGCCATAACACTTACATATATTACCAACCAGAACAAAAAGGTACAACTAGAAAAGCCCACTGTTGTTACTACGACCAATGGGCTCTTTTTTATGTTCAATTTATATAATTATAAAAAAAGCGTAACTTTTGTCGGAATTTGTTGTATATTCCGAATTACAAGAAGTTCTGGCTACCCCTTATGTATGTCTATTACTTTTCCCTCTAAATGTAATAGAAAGCCACTGCCTAGCTTTTTATTATGAGATAAGAACGTATGAAATACGAACTAAAAACATATTTCTCAACAAACAACATACATAAATATAGTAAAATGATTGTGGGATGAGCTAACTTATATGCTTGTACTGTAAGAAAATATATTCTTAAAATTAAAGTGGTTATCAAGTCGAAGGAAGGCACTCTTTAGAGTGTCTTTTCTTTTGTACATTATATCCATTATGTGCTCATTGATTTTTTATGTACGTTTGATATAATTACTGTATTAGTATTATTGTCATACCTTGTGTATATAATAAAAGAAGAGATGCGCTAACATCTCTTCTAGTAACTGTCGCCGCAAGGTGGCTGGTTGCAAAAAACA